CCATTCTTTTGAATGGGTGCAATTCAAGGTCGCTCAGACTTACGGAGAGCCTATTCAGTTTGTCAGCAGAAAAGATGATGAAGCTGTAAATAAGGCAGTAGATAAACTGAATGATTACTTAGCAGATGCAAATAAGCATGAGAAAGACATAAAAGCTGGTGAGTGGCAGTCGGCAACCGGAACATCATTCAAAGCTATTCAGATTGTGAATGGAGATGTGCCTATCCGTGTGGTTGCACCTAATCCTCTGAACACGTTTGTTATTTACAACCGCAGTTCTGAAGAACCGATTTTGGCGGTACAGGAATTAAAAGATGAAAATGGCGAGTGGTACAAACTCTGCTACACGGAATCCCATGAATGTAAGATAAAAAACAGTGCGGTTGTTCCTGATACATGGAAACTTCACGGATTTGGTGGAATACCGATTGTAGAATTTCCGAACAACCATGAGCGATTGTCTGATATTGAACTTGTTATAGATCTGTTGGATGCAATCAATAATACGCAGTCAAACAGAATGGACGGCATAGAGCAGTTTATCCAGGCATGGTACAAATTTGTAAACTGCGAGATTGACGAAGAAGAGTTCAAAAAAATGAAGATGAACCATGCGTTGGTTGTAAAGTCCATCAATAAAGACAATAAGTCTGATGTGGATGTCATGTCTCAGGAGCTTGACCAAACGCAGACACAGGTTTCCAAGGATGATTTAACAGACAGCGCACTTTCAATTTTGGGAATACCGAACAAGCAAGGGAACACTGGCGGTGATACGCAGGGCGCGGTTGAGCTGAGAAACGGATGGGATTTTTCAAAATCAAGAGCAAGGCTTAAGGATCCTGTTGTTAAGACAGCAGAGAAGAGACTGGCCAAGGTTGCGCTGAATGTTATCCGCATTAAGAAAGAGGATCTGAAAATCACTCTTAGAGATTTTGATGTGCAGATTAACCACAGTCCACAAGATAATATGTATACCAAGTCGCAGACATTACTACAACTTCTGCAGTGTGGTATTCATCCGCTTATTGCAATCAAAACGGTTGGACTTTGGGGAGATTGCGAAAAGACTTTCAACCTTTCCAAACCTTACCTTGATGCTCTGTGGAAAACTGCTGACATTATCAATATAGAAGAGCAGATGGCGAAAGCACAAGAAATTGTAAAACAAATGCAAAATAAGACAGTTGCCTAGAAATAGGTAGCTGTTTTTATTTTATAAAATTTGCAGCTATGCGGTAAATAGCAGAGACTCAGCAGGAGCAACCTGCGGTAACAAAAGCGTGAGTTTAACGGAGGTAATTTATGACACGAGAAGACGTATTAAAACTTTTTCCCGAAGCTACGGACGAACAGATTACAAATCTTTTGAATCAGAACAATTCGGAAGTTGCAAGAGAAAAAACAAAGGCAGGACAATACAAGGCTAAGGCTGATAGTGCAGATGAGTTACAGAAAAAGCTTGATGAACTTGAAGCCGGAAATCTTTCTGAAATTGAAAAAGCTAATAAAGCTTTGGAAACTGCAAATGCAAAAATCGCAGAACTTGAAAAGACACAGGCTATTGCGGATCAGAGAAGCAATGCGGCATCCAAGTTTAACATTTCTGCTGAACAGGCATCACAGGTTATCAAGGATGACGGCAGTTTTGACTACGAAGTACTCGGAAAAATTATCTCTGATAAAGAGACTGCTGCGGCACAGGCTAAAGAGCAGGAAATCGCAAACGGAACCACAAATCCGGGCGGTGGTAGTTCTGGCGGTGGTAATGGAACTGAAAGTAAAGGTGCTGAAATGGCAAAGAAATATAATCAGCGCTATGTAATCGAACAGTAAGCAAGGAGGTATAAACGTTATGGCTTACATGAAAACCACTACTTACACTTCTGGTGTAAACATTTTAGCAAGTGAAGTCGGACTTGTGTTAAAAACTTTTGAGGGAACACAAGCAATGGCAACACAGGTAGATGATAAGAAGATCATCAAGGCAGGAACTGTGGTTCCAACAAATAACGCTTCTGCGAAGGGAATTGTGTTTGAGGATGTTGATATTACAGATGACGAAAAGAAGCCTATTTCTGTAATTATTGCAGGCCGTGTTATTAAGGCAAATTTGCCTGTTGCAGTAGATACCAATGCCGAAACCGCACTTAAAGCAAGCGGCATTTACTTTGATTAAATTACGGAGGTAAGAACAGTATGCCTAGTGTATTAACAATGATTACAGATAAGGATAGACTGGACTTTTCACAGAACTATTCTATAGCAAGAAATTATGTAGGTGATCGACTTTTCCCTGATATCAAGACCGAGAACCTTGAAGCAGAGTACGAAAGACTTTCCGAGGGAATGGATCTTCCTACCGCAGCAATGGTACACGCATTTGATACCGAGGCTGCTATTGGTGTAAGACCTGGATTCGAAAAAGTAAGCGTAGAAAAGCTACTGATCAAGGAAAAAATCAACCAGTCTGAAAGATTACGCCAGTTGCTGAATCATGGCGTAAGAGAAAGCAACCTGATTGACTATGTATATGACGATATGGGTCGGCTTTCTGATTCTGTTAAGACAAGAACTGAAATCGCAAAAATGGAGGTTATGTCTACTGGTAAGATGACTATTAACGAAAATGGTCTCAATTTTGCTATTGACTTCAAAGTAAATAAGTTCAAGGCACTGAAAGGCTGGGAAGATCCTACCCATGATATCCTTGGAGATATTGCAGACATGGTTCAGATGGCTCTTGACAAAGGATATGTTGTCAATACTGCACTGACTTCTACCAAAATGCGCTCTTATATGCTTAAGAATGAAGGAATCATGAAAGCTATTAAGGGAGTTAATTTCGTTGGAATGGCAATTACTCCGGCAGAAGTGGCAAATCTGTTACTTAGCCTGTATGGTCTGAATATGGTAATTGATGATGATATGTACGGAATTGCCAACAAGGAAAATACAACGAGAACTCCCAAGAGATTTTTACCGGATAATGTATTTACTCTTTATGTATCTACTGGAAACGGAAAGATTGGTACTGGACTTTGGGGCGTAACTCCGGAAGAAGAAAAGGCAAGTGCATTTACAAGCCTGTCCCAAAAGCAATTCATTACTATTTCCCAGTGGGCAACTCCTGATCCGGTTGCTGAGTGGACTAAGGCTAGTGGCGTGTTTATCCCTGTAATTCCTAACCCTTATGGAATCGTAATCGGTACTTTAACCGAAGGAGAAAGCGGTTTGGATACATTGGTAGTGAACAGCACTGCAAGCCAAACAACTAATGGATACACGAAAGTAAGCGTTTCCCCTGCAAAAAGCGGTGACAATTCTTACAAATACAAGGTAGCAGATGATTGTAAATTACCTTCTTATCTTGGAAATGTAAAGACGTATGCTACTTGGGACGGCATTTCTGAAATTGAAGCAATAACCGGCAAGGAAATTATGATTATCGAGTGTGATCCTAATTACAGAGCAGTAAAAGCAGGTATTACTACGGTAACTGCAAAGGATGAATAAGAGGTAACACATGGCAGAATATACGACTTTGGAGCAAGTAAAAATCCGTCTGAAACAATTTCATATTGATTCTAAAAGTGATTCTGAAAGCTCCAAGGTCGTGTTTGACCATTTGGAAGAAAATCCTATTTTGGAACAACTTATCAGTCAAGCAGAAGCCGACATCAGAGCAAAGAGAATATACCCGAAAAGCTACACGGAAGAGAAGATTGCTGCGGATATGAAAAAATTTCAGTCCGTTGTGGTTAATCTTGTCGTGTATGACAGATCGCAAGCCGGTGAAAACTTCATGGCAAGCTATTCAGAGAATGGAGTGTCGAGAAAATGGAGAGACCGTGAGGATCTGTTTGTTGGCGTATTTCCATTTGCAAATGTATTGTAATTAAAAGAAGATTGTGCGTGACCATGTTACTGATTCCAGTAATAAGGTTGCAGGCGGCACACTTTAAGGGTGGTGGGCGGTGTGCCAACAAACAAGGAAGGCGGTATATGATGTGACTATAGAGTTATCTACAGCAATCATTATAAGCGTGTTATCACTCGGTTTTTCCGTCTACATTGGTCTGAAAAATAGCAAAAGAACAGACACAAAGGATATTGAGGAACGTGTGAAAGAAAACACACGCATCAACATGAAACTGGATACCATCCTTGATACTATCAATGAAATGAAAAGCGAGCGTTCAGAGATGAAGAAAGAGCTTGCAGTGCATGAACAGAAGCTGGCAAAGGTTGAAGCCAGTACGGCATCTGCGCATCATAGACTTGATGGAATTGAGGAAAGACTTAACATTAAAGAGAACGGAGGTAAGGAATGATGGATTTTTCACAGGTAGGAACTTGTGTTGCAATCGTGGTTATCTGCTATCTTGCCGGTATTGGAGCGAAGCTGATTCCGGTCATTAAGGATAACTACATCCCGGTTGTTGTCGGCATTGTCGGTGGAATCCTCGGAGTAGTAGGAATGTATGTTATTCCGGATTTCCCGGCAAATGATGTGCTGAATGCGATTGCGGTCGGAATTGTTTCCGGTTTGGCAAGCACTGGTGTAAATCAGATTTACAAGCAGGTGAAGAAAGATGCTTGACATTAACAAGCAGGACATGAAGTACTCACGGCAGGGAGAAAAAGTCACGATTTATGACCGGGACGAAAACGGAGAAATAAAGTACATCGAGATGGACGGAGAAAGGATTCCGGTGGTTTTGAGAGAAACTACCGGATATTCTGAACCCGTCCTTTTTTCTGCCAACATCAGTAATAAGCTGTCGGAAGTACTGGTAAAAGAATTTGGTATTGATGATTCCAGTTCGTATTGTCAGATTGTTACCGATAAAGGCTATTTGCCGATTAAGGCAGGAGATGTTATCTGGAAGAAGTCAGAAGTAGGTCGTGACGATGACGGACTTGTGGACAGCAAGACTGCGGACTATGTTGTCAAAGGCGTTGCAGACGAAGGACTGACAGCAGATTTGTTTTTGTTGCAGAAGACGGTGAAATAGGATGCAAAAAACTGTAAACATATTAGGAACTGAATATACGATTAAGAGAAAAAAGTTTTCGAGTGAAGATTGTGACGGTTATTGCGATTATACTAATAAAATAATCGCTGTCAGAAAAGACAATTACAATAATGTTGGAAACTTTGAATGGCTTATGAAAAAACAGTTAAGGCATGAGATTGTTCATGCTTTTCTATCTGAAAGTGGATTACAGTCAAATTTTGAGCATAACCAACGTTTCGAACATGAAGAGACAATGGTAGACTGGATTGCTATTCAATTTCCTAAAATGCTTGAAGTGTTCAAGGAATTGGACATTCTGTGAGGTGTGCTATGGCTAAACCTATCAATATCAATCTGTTTGACCAAAAGTCCATACAAGCGGCTGTAAAAGCTATTAGAGACTATGAAAACAGCTTGACCTATAAATGTAGGCTACTGGCTGAAAAGTTGGCTAAAAAAGGCATAGAAGTGGCTAGGATGCAGGTAACAAGTTTAGATGCAATATTCACTGGCGATTTAATGCGAAGCATTCATGCAGAGTATGTAGGAAACATAAAAGGCGGTGGAATTTGGGCGGTTGTTGCTGATGATGAATCCGCTGTTTTTGTGGAATTTGGTACACTCGGTAGCCTTGGTGAAAAAAAAGAATATCCATATCCGTTGCCGGAAGGTGTTCAGTGGAACTACGGAAGTGGTTCAAACATCATTCAGTTGGCAAATGGTCAATATGGATGGTTTTACAAAGGCGATGATGGAAAAGTGTATTGGTGCGAGGGCATGGATAGCAGACCATTTATGTATTTGACAGGTATCGAACTTGAAAAAGATGTAGTGAAAGCGGCATTGGAGGTGTTCGGCAATGGCGGTTAATGAATATCAGTGGGTATCAGATTTCAAAGTAAAGATTGCATCGTACTTAAAAATGAAGATACCGCAGAGCCATCCTAAAGCTTATGTGACGGACAAAAGTAAGGATTTGTCAGACTCTACATTCCCTACCGTGTACTTTCATGCTATGCCATTTACAGAGACTGGACAAGACCTTGAAGCACGTTCGGTTAATGGAATCACAGCATCGTACCAAGTGGATGTGATAACCAACAAAAGTCAAGAAGAAGCCGAAGCTATCATGGCTACGGTTGCCGGACTTTTCAAACGTCTGCGATTTCAAATAACTTCCATCCCGGAGTTCAATAATACTTCGCAGGACACATACAGAAGCACTGCACGGTTCAGAAGAACAGTAGGTGCTGATGATACATTGTAACTATTAGAGCCATTCGGCTCTATTTTTTTATGCAAATTTAAGGAGGTATAAATTATGGCAGCAGCCGGAGTTTCTACTTTAGGCATTACTTTCGGATATGGTACAGAGACAACCGCCGGAACAAAACCTACAAGTTTTAAGCAACTTACAAGAATCAATGCCATTGGCGGCATCAACATCGAACCTGAACAGATTGATGCTTCTGCGTTAGAAGATGCAATCACCAGATATGTAAAAGGTCGTGCAGATACTGGTGGATCTTTTGCAGTCACAGTCAACTTTACATCAGAGACCGTGGCTGAATGGACTGCACTTATCACAGCCTATAAGGCTCTTACTGGTGGAAATAGAATGTGGTTTGAAACTGTCATTCCCGGAGAAGAGAAATCTTTCTTTGTTGTTGCACAGCCGCCCGAGCAGATTCCACAACCCGAAATCGGACAGAACGAACTTCTGACGATCGAAATGAATCTTACCATTGAGGAATACAAGGGATTGGATGCTACCGTTGCACTGACAACGGGGGAATAGCAAGTCAGTCAGAAACAAATAACACTGCCGTGGCTGACTTTGATGAAGCGGTAGATGAAACATTAATTTAGCAAAAAGAGAGCCGTCTTCGGGCGGCTCCTTTCCAACAAAATGTTGGGGAAAGGATATGTTTTTATGAAGAAGATTTTAGTTAATGATGTTGAATATACTTTAGAGTTTGGATTCGGTGCTGTGGAGTGCAAGGATTTGATTCAAAAGATGTTTCTTATGCTTTCCGGTGGCTATGTAGCTAAAAAAGCAAAAAATGTACAGAATCCCACACCAGAAGAAATTGTAGATGGTAGCGGATATATGCTTGCAGAATTTCCTCATGTATGCAAAACGGCTTTTTATGCTGGTCTTATCGAAAACCATGAAGATATTACACCGGATGAATCCAATGCTTTAATGAAAGAATACATGAAAGCAAACGGTCTGTCTTTTGTGAAACTGTATGGAGAACTGACAGACTGTATGAAAGAAGACGGTTTTTTCGAACTGTCGGGTCTGACGGAAATGATGACGCAGACCAAGGAAGAGATGGAGAAAGAGGACAGCAAGGTAACGAAGATGCCACAGGATCACAAGAAGAAATCGACTGGCACAAAATAATATGGGAAGAATATTTTCCATTTGCTTTTTCCATGGGAATTTCGATAGAAGAGTTCAAACATCTGAATCCTAAGAAATTAGAGTGGTGTTACAAAGGATATAAACTCAAAAAAGAGGAAGAAGATAGGAATTCATGGCAACGGTGGGGAGATTATGGAATATCTGCATTAATATTTGCAATAGAACATTGCCTAAACGGTCGAAAAGCACAATCGAAGTATATTGACAAGCCTATTATGGAACGTGCGGACATTGCTGATAATGAAAAAGAAATTCAGAAGCAAAGAAAAGCGTTCCTCGCAGGACTTATGGCAATGCAAGCTAATTTTGAATTATCACACCCAAAAAAGGAGAAACAAACATGAGTTTAACAGGAATTGATGTGTCCTCATACCAGGGGACGATTAACTGGTGGGCGGTAAAACAGAACGGTATTGATTTTGCTATTCTGAAAGTCATCCGTAAGGATTTGAACCCGGACAAGAAGTTCGAGGAGAACTGGAAAGGTTGTAAAGAGCACAATGTCCATGTGCACGGAGTATATGAATACGGATATATTACAACGGTTGCAAAATCACGATCTGATGCAAGAAGAGTGCTTACTATTCTTAATGGCAGAAAAGTGACAGTATATCTTGATGTTGAAGATGCCGTTATGAAAGGTCTTGGCAAAAATATTATTTTCATTATCAATGCTTACGGCAAGGTTATTACTGATGCAGGATTGCAGTTCGGTGTGTACACTGGGGAAAGTTTTTACAAGACATACATTAAGCCTTATGGCGGTGTGAGTTATCCCATGTGGATTGCACGGTACGGCAAGAATAACGGCAAGTGTGATGTGAAGTATCAACCGCAAGTACCAAACATGGTAGGCTGGCAGTACACTTCTAAAGGGCGTGTAGGTGGCATTGTAGGCAATGTAGACATGAATGTATGGTACAAGGAGTTAGATGCCGTATATGAGGATTCTACAAGCCATAGAAACCCTTATACAGAGCCGGAAAGACTTCTTTATTACAAGCGTCTGGCAATGATGAAGGGAAACGATGTCAAGTGGGCGCAGTACGAACTTGTAAGGAAAGGATTTATGCCGTCTGTAAATGCGAAAGGTAAGACGAACATTGACGGATATTTTGGAAAAACCACTTCTGATGCAGTAAAAGCATTCCAAAAGAGTGTTGGAATCACTGTAGATGGAAAAGTCGGTGCGGTTACAAGGGCATATCTCAAAAAGTAATTTTAGGAGCGGTAGGTGTCACAGCTTACCGCTCTTTTTCTTGGAAGTGGCAGACACTTCCTTTTTTATTGCGGTAAAGGCGGTGCGGTATGGCAGATATTGATTCTTTGCAGATTAAAATAAAAGCGGATGCGAATAACGCAAGTAACGCACTGGATAAGTTGGCAAATAGTCTTACGAATTTTCAGAAAAGCTTGTCCATTGATACATCCAAACTGACAAGCATTTCTAATAGCATACAGAGTATCGCAAATGCCGCCAGTTCC